AAAACCGGGCCGACTGATCCGCCAGGCATGGAGCAGGCTGGGGCGCTGGTGCCGAGCGCAGCCATCGTCGCCCTCGCCAATGCGCTCTCCCAAAATGCGGCGCCCGCCTTCGGAAATTGGGGCGTCACGATCATTCCGAATACGCCCGTCGCCGCCACTTACAACGCGAACAACATGATCGGCGGCATCATCAAACGATTTTCCGCAGGGGCCGCAACCACCGATTCAACCGACACCGCAACCAACATCGTCAATGCGATTCCAGGGGCAAAAGTCCTCCAAACCTTTCCCATGCTCGTCGCCAACCTCGGCTCCGGTGCTCTTACCGTTGCGGCGGGCGCCGGAGTCAGCATCGTTGGCACGAACCTCATCGGCTCGGCTCAGGCTCGTCTCTTCCTCGGCCAAATCACGGGTTCGGCCGCAGTCTCATTGACTGGGTGCTTTGCCTGGAATCTCGGCACCGGCGGAACGAGCGTCGCGGGCCTGTAAATGTCCAACACCTCGAACCACGTCAAGCTCGCGCTGTGCGTTCCGTCGCTTGGCGATTGGAAGGCGGATTTCGGCTACGCGCTGGTGCAGATGTGCGTATATATGTCCGCGGCGCTGTTCGAGGAAGGCCAGAGCCGGGAAGTGCTGTTCATCGACAAGCGCACCTCGAATCTGCCGCGCTCGCGCCAGGAGTGCCTCGAGGACGCCGCGTTGCAGGACTGCACGCACGCGCTTTTTATCGACACCGACCAGACTTTTCCGATGGACACCGCGCACCGCCTCCTACGCGCGAAAAAGCCCATCGTCGCCGTCAATGTCCCGCTGAAAACGATGCCCTCCTTCCCGACCGCGCGGGCGCGAGGGCCCACGCCTTTCGGAGTGCCGATCTATTCGAATTCGCCCTCAAACCCGATGGGCCTGGAAAAGGTCTGGCGGGTGGGCTCCGGGATCATGATGATCGACTGCGCGATCCTGAAGTCGATTCCGAAGCCGTGGTTCGAGCTGCGCTACTCGGACAAGCATCAGCAGTTTGTAGGCGAGGACTGGTATTTCGTCGGCAAGGCCGAAGCAGCGGGCTTCGAGACCTATATCGACCACGACCTTTCGCGTCACGTCGGGCATGTCGGCAACTTTCAATATACGCACTCGCACATCCCGGCAATGGAACAGGAGAAGGCGGCCGCATGAAACTACCGCTCAAGGAATTTTTCAGGCAGAAGATCATCGCCGCTGTTCCAGCGGGGCTCACGGCCGACAGAACAGCGGCTCTAGGGCTCATGGGCCTGATGCAGAACGCGAACAATTACTCGCAGGAGATGGCCTCCTACGCGACCGCCTCGGCCGGCGTTACGATCCTCCCCGCCAATCTCGTCGATGGGATTATCCAACTGAATGCGGGCGCGGGTGCCGGTTACGCCGTCACGCTGCCGACGACTTCGCAGATTCTCGGGGCGCTCACGGGCACGGTTCCGCAGGACGGCTCGTTCACCAAGATCGTGCGAATCGTGAATAACGGCTCGGGCCAGACGGCGACCCTGACTGCGGGCGACGCGCCGACCTCGATTATCGGGACCGCGACCATCGCCAACAACGCCTGCCGGGATTATGCAATGCGCGTCCTCGCCTCGGCGATCACCTTCAGCAACCTCGGAGCACTGACCCTATGAAAACGCTCCTCGAACTTCTGCTTGCCTTCTTCCGTCTCGGCGTCGAAGGCGAACCCAACCCGAACGCCGAAAAGCCCGACGCTGGGGCGGGGGGCGAACCCGACCCGGACGTCACTCCACCGGACGATGATCTCGACGTTGACCCGGACGCGCTCCCCGGCGATGACAAGGGTAGAGGCGATGCCCCGACCGTCGAACAATTCGCAGCCGCGCAGGCCGCCGTCAAGACGGAACAGGAAGCGCGCGAGCGGGCCGAGCGCGAACGCGACGATCTGCGCCAGCGCATCGCCCCGAGGCAGTACGCCGATCCGGTTATCGAGGAAGAGGACCGCCGCCTCAGGGACCCGAAAATCACGCCGACCGAACGCTGGCAGATCGAATCGAACCGCGTCATCCGCGCGAACGAGATGCGGTCCAATCAGGCGCTCGCTCAAGCGCAAGACGTTTCCGACAAGACTACTTTCGGGATGCTTGCGATCAAGTCGCCGGCGGTTTTCAAGAAATATGAGTCGCTGGTGGACAAGCGGCTGACCGAGATGCGCGCCAGGGGGTTCAATGCTCCACGCGCCGAGATTCTGAAAAACCTGATCGGCGAGGACATGCTCGAAGGGAAGTTCAAAAAGGCCGCGAAGAAGGACGACACGACAACCACCGCGCCGCGCGGGAAGCTGCCCGGCGCCCGCTCCGACGTGAGCGGAAAGAACGCTCAGACCGAGCATCAAAAGCGCGCCGCGCGGCTTGAGAACGTTCAAATTTAGGAGATGTCCATGAAATCACTCTCTCTCACTCTCCCCCTGTTCAGCGCGTTTTTCAGTCTCGCGCTGACGAACTCCGCGTCCGGCTTCGTCGCCGACGTAGAGGCGTTCATTCAGGAGGAGGTCGAACCGCTCGCGCGCCGCCAACTGATCGCCTATCAGTTCGGCAAGCCGCTCAAGCTGGACATCAATCGCGGCACGACTTACACGGCGTCGCGCTATGAACGCCTGCCACTGCCGTTCGCTGCCTTGCAGGAAGGCGTCGCGCCGGCGGGCGAGGGCATGACGCTTGCGCAGGTCAGCGCGACCGCCCAGCAGTGGGGCGATCTCGTGCGCGTGACCGACGTTGCGAACCTCACGATCAAGCACCCGCTGTTTCAGCAAGCGATGCAGCTCGTCTCGCTGCAACTTCCCGAGACGCTGGAGCGCAATACGATGAACACGCTGCTCGCAGGCGTGCAGATCAACTACGTCAATTCGCGCGCCTCGAGGGCGGCGCTCGTTGCAACCGATGTCCTTTCGCCCACCGAGATTTATCGGGCCTATGGTTCGATGCTGACCTACGGCGTGCCGCGGTTTCTCGGGGACGAGCGCGAGGACATGATGAAAGAGGCCGGCGCTCGCGCCGACGCCTCGAAATCACCGGCAAACATGGAACATTATGTCGCCATGATTCACCCGCTGCCGACGCAGGACATGCGCCAGAACGCGACCGTGGCAAACGCCTGGTCGCACAACGATCTGAACCGGCTCTACAACAACGAGCTCGGCGAGTGGGGCGGCGCGCGGTTCTGCTCCTCGAACATGATTCCGTACTGGATCGGCGTGGCCGACCCAGCGACGAATACGCCGAGTGCTGCCGGCGGCGCACTGGCGACGAACTCGTACTTCATCCAGATCACTGGGGCGCCCGCGCAAACTTCGGTCGAACAGCGCATCTATCAGGTGTCGGCAGCCGTCGTCGTCACCGGGCCGACCGGCTCGATTACCGTGGTCCTGCCGACCGTAGCGAACTACGTGTTCAATGTGTACATCGGCACCTCCACTAGCCCGACGAATCTCGGCCTATCGGCATCCGGTCCGGCAACCGGCCCGCTCGCCGGCCAGGCGACGCAACTTGCCTCCGGCTCGACGGTCATCGTCACCGGAATCGGCGCGTCGCAAACGCCCCCCGCCGCACCTGCAACCGGCATAACGGTGTTCCCGACGTTCATGATCGGCAACCATTCTTACGGGCAAGTGTTGCTCGAAAATCCCGAGTTCCACTATCTCACCGGCGCCGATAAATCCGATCCCCTTAATCAAACTCGCGTTGTCTCCTGGAAGGTGTTCTACGGCTCGATTATCCTGAACCAAGCGTTCCTGATGCGTATTGAGGGCGCGAGCGCTTTCGCGCCGGGCTTCAATGCAGGCACGATAACGACTTAATCGGGAGTCTCTGATGCAGACGAAAGTCACGTCGCAAGATGAAATCGACCGCCTGAAGGCTGAAGTCGCCCGTCTTGAGGGCAAGCTCGTCGAAGCGAACACGGCCAATGAGGAGGCCGCTCGTCGCGCGATGTTCTTCAAGGACGTGAACGAGGAAGTGCCGACCGGCAGCACGGTAAAGATCCAGCGCTGCACGAGTTACGAGACCGTTGGCTACAAAGACGACGGGCGCCCGATCTTGAAGCCGATCTTCAAGGAGGTCGAAGTGCCGACCTTCCTCTATAAAATCACTTTGCCTCCGGTCGGCGGCTCGGCGATCAAGATGAACGGGAACGAGTTCTACCACGGCGAAACCTACACCTTCGACGAGGACCAGCTCCGCACGGTGAAGGAAATCGTTCACCGCATTCGCGATCATGAGGCGACAATCCACGGCACGGACGAGAACGCCTATCGTCCGAAGGTGAACGCGCGCTTTTCCGGCCGCACGGGCGGACGAGTCCACTGATGCGCCTTAGATTCTGGCGCAAGCCCTCAGTCCCGCTCGCCAATCCAGCGAACAACGCGATCACCGGGAATTTCACGCTGACGGCGCAGCTTGCCGGTTCGAGCGGGCGCAGCATCAATATCGCCGGGTATATCTATGACGGCGAATCGAAAGAATCTGTCGAGAGCCGTCTCGATATCTTGCAGGAAGTGATCGAGCGCCAGCGCGTGCGCTGCGAAATCCCCGAGCTCGAAGCCAAGCGCGAACAGATGATCAGGGGCCTTGAACAAGCGCGCGAAGTGCTTGCCGACCTCGAGGAGCGACAAAGGGGCGGCTATAACCTTTCTTCGCAAGAACGCCTGAACATGAAAAACATGAAAATCAATATCGCCAGGGTGAACGAAGAGCTCGACAAGGGCACCGCAGCCATCGTCGAGGCGAAGAAGAAAGCAGGAGTGGGGTAATGTGTCGTGCCGCTCACCGCAACCCAGATCACAACCAAGGCTCGTGCGATCGCCAAATGTCCGGGCTTCCTTTCGCAGAGCGGAGAGTACCTTAACCTAACTCTCAAGGATCTCGTCCTGCACCGGGAGCTGAAGATGCTCCGTAAGCAGGGCTCGATCTCCGTCACGGTCGGATCGAACGGCCCGTTCGCTCTGCCGACCGACTACCTGCGAACGTATGACCTGTTCTACACGGTCAACAACTTCCCGTATTTTCTGTTTCCGCTGTCGCAGGAGCAGTACGACCAGCTTTTCAAGGATCCGTCGATTGCAAATTACCCGTATTCGTACACGACGGACCTGACGGCGCAGCAGACGCAATCCGCGGGGAGCCTGTTCATCTACCCGCAATCGACGACGGCGCTGACGCTGACGCATCGCTACATGGTGAACATGGCGGACATCAGCACGCCGGAATCTTCGTCCACCGTGCCGTGGTTCCCCGATCAGGATTATCTGGTTCACGCGACGGCGACGCGCTTGATGCAGGACACGGACGACCAGCGCTATGAATCCTACAAGGTAATGGGCGAGAACATGCTGCGGACCCACTTGATAATGGAAGGAGACGAGCAAAAGGTCGTCAAGGAAATTCGGCTCGATCCACAACGATTTCACCTAAACCGTAATTTGCGGCCGACGAAGATTTCGCCGTACTGACCATGCCGATCCGCCAGCGCACGTTCCCGGTCAGATTCACGCCGCGCGGCCTCGTGGATGCTTTTGACGCAACCGACAAGTTCATGGGCGCCTGCGTCTTACTTAAAAATTTGGTATTCGATCAGTCGAATCCCGAGATCGTAGTCTCGCGTCCCGGCGTGAATGTTCCGGTAACGAGTTTCGCGGGCTTCGGTTCGCCTGGTTTCGTCTCGGTTCACATCACGGTGGGCGACGTGACTTACGGGATGATTTCGAGCGCGCTGAACGCCGGGAAGGATGAACCTTTTGCTTGGGACAATGCGGCGAGCGCCTTCATTGCGATAACCGGCGTGACCAACCCCAATTCACCGACCAGTCCAGCGAGCGTAGGCGCATGGACCCCGCCGACCATGGCCTCGATCGGCGCGTACATCATCGTCACGCATCCGGGGTTTTCGGGCGGCTCGACGAAATTCGGTGTCATCAACCTTACGGTTCCATCGGCCCCGACGTGGACGGCGACCGATACCGCGACGAACAACCTGACCGCCGTTCCGAGCGCCGTTGCGAACTTCAACAATCGCGCCTACTTTTCGGTCGGCAATGTGCTCGCCTACACGGACGTACTCGATCCGCTGACGCGTTCCAGCAGCACGCAGGCGCTTACCCTGGGCGATCGGGCGAACATCACGGCGCTCTCCGGCCTGCCGATCCAGACGACCTCCAGCGGGATCATTGCGGCGCTGATCGCGTGGAAGGACTTTCAAGTGTGGCAGGTGGCGGGCGATGCGGCGGCCGGCAACCTGTCGCAGAACTATATGTCGCTCACCATCGGAACCTCCTCGCCGCGCTCGATCGCTCAGTCGCCGCTCGGCATCTACTTCGCAGCGAACTCAGGGCCATACATCATTGATCAGTTCGGCATCCTGCGCCCGCTCACGCATTCAGTGCAGGAGATCGAATCGGATGTCAATGCACCTTGGCAGAACGCCACGACGCCCTCGCGCATTGCCGCCGCATATTCCGGCACGATCTACCGGATTTGCATGGATACGATCGTCCTCGGAGCGGCCGAGACGAACGACTACTGGTTCGACGAGCACAAGCGTCGCTGGACAGGTCCGCATTCGTTTGCCTACGACTGCGCGAGTCAGTATGGCAAAGGGTTCATCCTGAGCTCGTCGGCGGTGCCGGGGAAGTTGTTTTTCAGCGAAGTGGTGCCGAGCATAACGTCCTCGTACCTCGATAACAGCGTGGCGATCTCATGCACGCTGAAATCCTCGACCTTCCCGAAAACCGGCTCGATGCTCGCCAAGCAGGTGGTCGAATCGACTCTCGAGCTCGCCTCTGCGGGCGCGGTCGCGTCTTTTGCGATCACCGGAATAGACGATCAGGGCAATACACTCAACTCCTGCAATGTGCCGATTAGTCCTCTCGGGAGTTTGTGGGGCGCAGTCTTTTGGGGCGCGTTTTCCTGGGCGGCTTCGATCAATATCCCGAAGGTGTACACGGTGCCGTGGACCGCGCCGCTCGTCTTTAAGAAAATGGCGATTTTTCTTACGGCAACTGGGCAAACCGCCCTAGCATTCGGGACATTCTTCGCGCGTTATCAGGAAACCGGGTACACGAACACGCCATGAGTTTCTTTCGCCCAGCGTTGATTATCAGCGCGCTCCCGATCACGCTCACGAACGGCACGACTGCGGACGCGACGCAAGTCATGGCCGATCTAAACCATATCGTCAACCAGGTCAACGCGAATGCGGCCGACATTGACGATGTGGCACTCAAAAACTCGAACAATAATTTCACGACAATCCAATCCGGGCAGGCGGCGACGCAGCCGGGGAACTTCCCGATTGCGAGCCAGGTGCAGAACGGGGCGTTAAATACGCTTTCGTCCGTTCTCGGAACCAACGCGATCACGGCGCGTGTTTCGTCGCTCGCTCTATCTGCCTATGCGAGCGGACAAGTATTTTCATTCCTGCCTGCCAATCAGAACACCGGCGCAGTTACAGCCAATATCGATACGGTCGGAACCCGCAATGTCCTCAACATGGGGTCAACACTCTCGGGCGCCGAGTTGCGTTCATCGATTCGCTCCCTGATCGCCTACAACGCAACGGTTGACGCTTTCGATCTGCTGAACGGCACGCCTTTCATTCAGGGCCCGAATATTGTTTCGGCCGCTACGTTGAATCTCGATGGAACATTCGGCGATTACAATCAAGTTGACGGAACAACTGCGATTACCGCGATGACGCTCTCGCGTGGACGCTCGAAATGGCTGGAATTCAATAGCTCACCCGCACTGACTCACGGCGCATCGCTAATCCTTGGTTCGACATTTAATCCGATTCCTGGAGATGTCGGCGCGTTCCGCGGGGAAGCGAGCGGCGTAGTGCGCTTGGTCAATTGGTTCCGGCCGCCCTCGCGCTCCAAGCCCACTATTACGGTCCTGGCAAGCGGCAGCGGCGAATACGCGACAAAACTCGGCTGTACGGCAATCCTGGTCGAGCTGTTAGGAGGTGGGGGCGGTGCTAGCGGAGCTGTGGCAGGCCAGAACG